TAGCGGTTGGCTTTGGTAGGAAGGTTAGAAACTTAGTTAATAGTCCTGACTATAAAGCTATCTTTCCTAATGTTAGCTTGCAATCTGATAGCAAAGCAGCAGGAAGGTGGAATACCAGCCAAGGTGGTGATTATTTTGCGATAGGGGTAGGTGGTGCGGTTACTGGTAAAGGTGCTGACCTCCTAATTATTGATGATCCCCATTCAGAACAAGAAGGTGCAAGTGCCGATATAAACGTATTCAATAGAACATACGAGTGGTATACATCTGGTCCGAGACAGCGTTTACAACCAAATGGTGCAATCGTTGTGGTAATGACTCGATGGCACAATAAAGATTTAACAGGACAAGTGGTTGATGCTAGCATTAAACGTGGTGGTGCAGACCAATGGGAAGTTATAGAACTGCCAGCCATTATGCCTTCAGGCAATCCTTTGTGGGCTGAGTTCTGGAAAATGGAAGAATTACAGGCTTTGAAAGCCGAGCTACCTAATAGTAAATGGATGGCTCAATATCAACAAGACCCTACTTCAGAAGAGGGTGCATTAGTCAAAAGAGACTGGTGGCAGATTTGGGAAGGGAGAAGCCCCCCACAATGCGAGTTTGTTATCCAATCATGGGATACAGCTTTTATGAAGAATCAAAGAGCTGACTTTTCTGCTTGCACTACTTGGGGTGTTTTTTATTTAGAAGATGATGACGGAATGCTAGCACCTAATCTAATACTTTTAGATGCGTATCAAGAAAGGCTAGAGTTTCCTGAGTTAAAGAAAATGGCTATGGAGAAGTACAAAGCCTATACACCTGATGCGTTTATAGTAGAAGCTAAAGCAGCAGGTATGCCTTTAATCTTTGAGTTAAGGGCAATGGGAATACCTGTACAAGAATACACTCCTAGCCGAGGTAACGATAAGATATCAAGAGTAAATGCAGTATCTGATCTATTTGCTTCAGGAGTAGTTTGGGCGCCAGAAACTCGTTGGGCTGAAGAAACAATAGAACAATTTGCTGGATTTCCAAATATGGAGCATGACGATTTAGTTGATAGCACTACGCAAGCTCTGTTAAGATTCAGACAAGGTGGTTTTGTTTCATTGTATTCTGACGAAGAAGATGAACCTTTGGAACATAATCGTACTGCAAATTATTATTAGGATATTAAATGGCAATAGAAAGACAACCCGCTACACCTGTAGATGGTCTTATTGAACAAGACCCAGAAGAAGCAGATATAACTATAGCAATAGAAGACCCTGAGTCAGTAGCTATTGAGACTGATGATGGTGGCATGATTATAGATTTTGATCCTAATGCTATGGAAGTAGGGGATCAAGGATTTGATTCCAATCTAGCAGACTTCATGGATGATGATATTTTAATGGAATTAGGTAACGAACTAGTTAATTCATACAACGGAGATAAAGACTCTCGTGCTGATTGGGAAGAAACTTATACTAAAGGACTAGATCAACTGGGATTAAAGATAGAAGAAAGAACACAGCCTTGGGCTGGTGCTTGTGGAGTATTTCATCCAATGCTTTCAGAAGCCGTTATTCGTTTCCAGTCACAATCAATTACGGAGATGTTTCCAGCTCAAGGACCTGTAAAAACTAAAATTGTTGGCAAGATTACTGACGATAAAGAAAAACAAGCACAGAGAGTACAAGACTACTTAAATTATTTACTGACACATCAAATGTCAGAGTACAGAACTGAAACTGAAAAGATGTTGTTTTCATTACCTCTTGCGGGTTCAGCCTTTCGTAAAGTTTACTTTGATCCTAGTTTAGATAGACCAAGTTCTATATTTGTACCAGCAGAAGATGTTGTAGTTAATTATGGTGCTAGTGATTTAGAAACTTGTGAACGTGCTACCCATGTAATGCGTAAGTCTTCTAATGCTGTTAGAAAAATGCAGGTCAATGGATTTTATAGAGATATAGAACTACCTGCTGGATCACAGAATACATCTGATATAACTAAAAAGTATAACGATATAACAGGTGAACAAGATACTTATAACTACGATCAAAGCCATACTATATTAGAAATGCAAGTAGATTTAGACCTAGAAGGGTTTGAAGATACTAATAGTCAAGGCGAACAAACAGGTATAGCTATACCTTATGTTGTAACAATAGATTATCCAAGTGGAATTATATTAAGTATTCGTAGGAACTATTACGAAGATGATGCAAACAAAATTAGAAGAATGCACTTTGTTCATTATCAATACCTACCAGGTTTAGGATTTTATGGTTTTGGTTTAATACATATGGTAGGTGGTTTAGCTAAATCAGCTACATCTATACTTAGACAACTTGTAGATGCAGGAACATTATCTAATCTCCCTGGTGGTTTAAAAGCAAGAGGCTTGCGTATAAAAGGTGATGATACCCCAATCATGCCTGGAGAATTTAGAGATGTTGATGTACCAGGTGGTGCTATAAGAGACAACATTACTTTCCTACCATACAAAGAACCATCAGGAACTTTATATCAATTGCTACAAAACATAGTAGAAGAAGGAAGAAGGTTTGCCAGCATATCTGATATGAAGATATCTGACATGAATAACCAAGCACCTGTAGGTACTACACTTGCTTTACTGGAACGTAATCAAAAAGTTATGAGTGCAGTACAAGCTAGACTTCATGCCTCTATGAGAAAAGAGTTTGATATTTTAGTGGGAATAGTTAAAGACTTTACAGAACCTGCATATCCATACGAAATGGATGAAGAAGAATTTATTAAGGGATCGGACTTTGATAACAGGGTAGACATACTGCCTGTATCTGATCCAAATGCAGCAACAATGGCACAAAGAATTATGCAATATCAAGCTGCAATGCAATTGGCACAATCATCTCCTGAAATGTATAACTTACCAGAACTTCACAGACAAATGCTTGAAGTATTAGGTATAGAAGATGTAGATGCTATTGTTCCTGATACAGATGATATTAAAGCAGTTGATCCTGTAACAGCAGTACAAAACTTAATTAATGGTAAACCTGTTAAAGCATTTATGGAGCAAGACCATGAGGCTCATATAGCTACAATAGCTTCTGCTCAACAGAATCCTGAAATAATGGAAGTAGTTCAGCAAAGTCCAAAAGCTCCTACTATTCTTGCAGCAGCTTCTGACTATGTTAATCAACATCTTACAATGCAGTTTAGAAAACAAGTTGAAGAAGAGATGGGTGTTGAGCTTCCACCAGAAGGTGAACCTCTACCAGCAGATGTTGAAAAACGTATATCAGCCCTTGTAGCTGAAGCAGCACAAAGAGTTCTTGGTACATCACAACAAAAAGCTGAACAGGAACGAATTGAACAAGAAAGGCAAGACCCACTTATTCAAATGAAAGAAAGAGAAGTGGCTATTAAAGAAGGTGAGTTACAACGTAAATCACAAGAAGGTCAAGCTAAACTACAACTAGAAGCAGCGAAAGCAGCTAATAGAGATGAAATAGAACGTGAAAGGATATCTACACAAGCAGAAATAGCTGGAGCTAAAATAGGTCAGCAAACTGCTAGCGATCTGCTAGAAAATGCTCAAGATGATAAAAAACAAGCTTTAGAAGAATATAAGCTTGGTCTTGACATGGCTAAAGATATAGTGAAAGATATCACTACGAATGAACAATGATATCACACAGCTATCACTTTCAGAACATCTGAAGATAAAGCTGCGTGGTATGATGAATGAACACACAGACCATTTGGCAACTGGAAATATTAAAAATTTCGAGGAATATAAAAGAATGGTTGGTGTTATCGAGGGTTTAGCCCTCGCAGAGCGAGAACTTTTAGATTATGTAGAAAGAGTTCTCAAAGAATAGGAACTCGACTCCTTAAGTCGTGCAAATAATATGAGTAAAGCAGAAGTAAAAATACCAGAACCAGAAAGCGTAAAAGCACCTGATATAAGCAAAGAAACTAAGTCTCAGTTACCAGAACCCGCAGGTTGGAGAATATTAGTAGCTATGCCTAAAGCAGAAGAAAAAACTGATGGCGGTATTGTTAAAGCTTCCCAAACTATAAAAGACGAAGAAGTAAGTAATATTTGCGGATACGTTATGAAGTTAGGACCTGAATGCTATAACGACACTAAAAGATTTCCAAGTGGACCTTGGTGTGAAGTTGGCGATTGGGTAATCTTTCGTGGTTACTCAGGCACTCGCATGAAAATGTATGGACAAGAGTTTCGTTTAATTAATGACGATACTGTGGAAGCAGTAGTTGATGATCCTACAGGAGTAGTTAGAGCATGAGTAATACCGAAATAATAAACGAAGAACCAAATATTCCAGAAACTGTTCCTCAAACAACGGAGGATAAATTTGTTCCTCAATCAACAGAGGATAAATTTTTTGGCAAACAAACAGAAATAGATAGCCAAATACCTGAAGGACTAGAAGTAGAAGTTGTTGACGATACTCCAGAAGAAGATCGTAGACCTGCTAAAGCAGAGGACACTTCACCAGATGTAGATGATGAAACTGTAGATAAAGAAATATCTGATTACAGTAAAAGAGCTGGTGAAAGAATAGCTAAAATTAAATACGAGTATCACGAAGAACGTAGAGCAAAAGAAGCAGCCACTAGAGAATCTGCTGAAGCTGTTCAAAGACTACAGACACTTATGACTGAAAACCAAAGACTACAAGCTATGGTAGATCAAGGTGGAGAAGTTTTAAATAAACAAGCACATAACAATGCTTTATGGGCTAAACAAAATGCACAAGAAGCATTTAAAAAAGCTTACGAAGAAGGTAACGCTGATGAAATGACTAAGGCTCAAGAGTTATTGTCAAAAGCTACATTAGCTGAACAACAATCACCTAGTATGGCAGCCAACCTTCAACAACAGATAGCACAGAATTTACCGCAGCCTGAAATACAAGCTGCACAACCTGATCCTGATATGCAAGTATGGGCACAAAAGAATCCTTGGTTTATGGGTAGTGAACCTATACACAAACGAATGACTTCTTATGCAATGTACATAGATCAGACTTTAAAAGAAGAAGGTATAGACCCTGCTAGTAAATCAGAAGAATATTACAATGAAGTTGATATCGCTATGCGTAAACAATTTCCAACTTTTTTCGGTGCAACATCAACTCCAGAGGTAGAAGTATCTCAAGAAGAAGCACCAAAACGACAACCTTCAACAGTTGTTGCATCCGCCACGAGGGATAGCGGAAACAAAAAACCCACGCAAATACGTCTTACTCAGACTCAAGTTAAGCTAGCTCGCCAACTTGGAATTAGTCCAGAGCAATACGCAAATCAATTATTAAAGGAGGCTTAAATGTCAGAAGAAAATAATAACACTAATGAAGTGGAGGCAGTTTCTACTGATACTCCTGTAGACCAAGAGCGTACCCCGAGGGGAACAGAAAGCCGAGAGGCTACCCAACACACACAAGATTGGGAAAATGTGTCAAACCTACCTACACCCGCACCACAAGAAGGCTGGGTATTTAGGTATATTAGAACTGCCCTTTTAGGTCAGTCTGATAATCCTAATGTATCAAGACGCTTTCGTGAGGGATGGATACCATGTGAATTACAAGATCATCCTGAACTTCAAATTCATATGATGGATCATGGCTCAGAGTGGGCAAAGAAAGGTAATGTAGAAATAGGTGGACAATTATTGTGCAAGATGCCAGCAGAAAAAGCGAAAGCTAGAGATGAACACTTTGCTAATTTAGCAAAGTCTCAACTTGAATCTGTTGATAATGTGTACTTTAAAGATCAGGATGGCAGAATGGCGACCAAACAAGTGTTTGAGCGTAATTCAAAAACAACTTTTGGCAAAGATTCTTAGGAGTCTTTAATAATTAATTTAATATAAGGAGACAATTATGTCGTCAAGTGCAACTCCTCACGGAGCTAGACCTGTTGGAACAGTTGTTGGAAGCCCTTATCAAGGAAAAGTTACTCATTACAAAATTAAAAATGCGTATGGTACATCTATATTCTATGGCGATTTTGTAAAATGGGGTGACGATAACCCTAATACCACTATTCAAAAAGATACTGGTACTACGGCTTGTACACCTATAGGTGTTTTCCTTGGTTGTGCTTACACAGACCCAACTACAGGTCAATTCACACCAAATCAATATTTCCCAGCATCAACTGCTGCGGATGATATTGTTGCATATGTTGCTTCTGACCCATTCATACTAATGCAAATGCAATGCGATGGTGCTGCTGACCAAGACGACCTTGGTAAGAACTGTGCTGTTGTGCAAACTGCAGGAAGTACAGCAATAGGCACAAGCAAAAATTCGGTTGATATATCTACTGTAGCAACCACTAACACACTACCTGTTAAAATCGTTGATTTTATTGACGGACCAGATAGTGCAGTTGGTGATTCTTACACAGATGTATTAGTAATGTTTAACGTAGGGCATCAATTGCTCAACACAACAGGTATTGGTTAAGGAGTACAATTATGGCAGCTATATCAAGAGCTAATGAGCTTAAGCAGCTTCTCCCAGGACTTAATGCCCTGTTTGGAGAGGAATATAATAACTACGAGAACGAGCACGAAGAAATTTATGCAACTGAGAATTCTGAAAGATCATTTGAAGAAGAACTTAAGTTGTCAGGTTTCGGAGCTGCTCCAGTAAAAGATGAAGGTTCAGCTATCAATTATGATACTGCACAAGAGTCTTTTGTAGCTCGTTACACACACGAAACAATAGCTATGGGCTATTCAATCACAGAAGAAGCAATGGAGGATAACCTCTATGTTTCTCTCTCTGGTAGATATACTAAAGCTTTGGCTCGTGCAATGGCTTACACAAAACAAGTGAAAGCAGCGTATCCATTAAATAATGGATTCTCTACTACTTTCTCTTCAGGTGATGGTGTTGCTTTATTTAGCACAGCTCACCCACTTGTAAGTGGCGGAACTAACAGCAACAGACCTTCTTCAGGTGCTGACTTGAATGAAACATCTCTCGAAGATGCAATCATTCAAATTGGTAAATATACTGATGAAAGAGGTCTTAAAATTGCAGCTAGACCAAGAAAACTAATAGTACCATCTGATCTTCAGTTTGTTGCTACTAGACTATTGCAAAGTGACTACAGAGTCGGTACTGCTGACAATGACATCAATGCAATCAAAACTAATGGAGTGATTCCAGAAGGTTATTCAGTTAATCATTATTTAACTGATACTAATGCTTTCTTCATCACTACTGATGTTCCTGATGGCATGAAGCATTTCGTCAGAAGTCCAATGACTACATCTATGGATGGTGACTTTGATACTGGTAATGTTAGATACAAAGCTAGAGAAAGATATTCCTTTGGAGTATCTGACCCACTAGGTATCTTCGGTTCACCAGGTAGTTCGTAAGAACTTTAAGGGAGACTCATTATGGGTCTCCCTTTTTTTTATCTAGGGATATTATTAACTTCTCTATCAACTGCCCTAGCAGACTAGCCAAGATGATAGAGTTTTTCTCTTTAGGAGGGAAATATGGCGAACACAACTTTTAATGGTCCAGTTAGATCAGAAGGCGGATTTGAACAAATCAGCAAGAACTCTAGCACAGGGGCTATAACAACTAATTTAGATATAGATACAAGTGGTAATATTACTACAACAGGGTATCTTTCTGCTTATTCTAATATAGAAAGTATTACAAGTGCTACGCATGATGTTGAGTCAACAGACTCAGGTAAAGTTTACACATTAAACAGAGCAGCAGGTATTGTAGTAACACTACCTACAGCAGCAGCAGGACTTAACTATACATTTATAGTAGGCACTACTTTTACAGGAGCAGGACAAATTAATACTGACAACGCTAGTGATTTATTTTCTGGTTTTGCTCAAATATTTGACCCAGCAACTGCTGGTGATACCAATACTTTTATTCCTGATGCAAGTGATGATGATACTATTGATTTAGGTTCAGCAGCACAGGGTTGGGCAGTAGGTGGAATTATTCGTTTACACGCAACTACAGCAGCAGTATGGCATTGTGAAGCATTCCTTCATGGTGATGGTACACTAGCTACTCCATTCGAGTAAGGGGGTAAATAATGGCAGATGCAGTAACTTCACAAACCATCATTGATGGTGAAAGAAACTGTATTATGAAATTTACCAATGTCAGCGATGGCACAGGCGAATCCGCAGTAGCTAAAGTAGATGTGTCTGCTTTAACTTCTAACTCAGCAGGTATATCTTGTTCTGAAGTTAGAGTATTGCGAGTTAGCCATGCCATTGTTGGTATGTCTGTACAATTGTTTCTAAATGCTACTTCTAATGTTCTACTTATGGAACTGGCTGAAAGTAGTAATGGACACATGGATTTTGCAGATTTCGGTGGACTTCCTAATAATGCAGGTAGTGGTAAAAATGGTGACATTTTATTTACCACTAAAGGTCACTCTTCAGGAGACACTTATTCCATTACATTAGAAATGGTTAAAGTGTATTCTGATTAATCGGAGCTAATTATGGCTAAAATCAAAAATTATGTAATTTCTGAAACTGGTGAGTTTCCTCCACAGTATAAAGTTTTACATCTAGATGAAGATGGAATCTATAGACCTATATTTGGTCCTGACCCTGATTTAGAAGATGCAGAACGTAAGTGTGATGAAATGAATGGTGAAAGAGCTAGAAATAAAGATGGTCATTATATGGCTGACGACCTTTCTACTCCTGATATCAATGAGGCTTATGTTGGTGGTAAAGCACCTAAGAAAAAAGCTGTTAAGAAAAAACCAGCTAAGAAAACTACAACTAAAAAGAAAACTACTAAGAAAAAGTAGTATCATTTATATTTATAATACTCTGGTAAAACGGAGTATTATATTTATTCAATTGGAGAAATTATGAAAAAATCTAAATATATGGCTGGCGGTGGTAAGTCAGGAATGAAAAAGTCTAAATATATGGCAGGTGGTGGTAAGTCAGGTGTTGAGGTTGGCAAACAACAAAGTGTCATGCAATACAAAGATTACGTTAAGAAAATGTTTGGTGGTGGTATGACTTCTGAACCAGCCTTAAAAAAGAAAAGAACTAAAGGCATGGCTAAAGGTGGTAAGAGCTAAATAGAGTTCTGATGACCAAAAGAAAAAGAGAAAATCCTATACCTAAAACAACTAAAGGTAAAGGAGCTAACTATCGCCCTACTAAATCTGGTGCTGGTATGACAAAGAAAGGAGTTGCTGCTTATCGCAAAGCAAATCCAGGTTCTAAATTAAAAACTGCAGTAACAGGTAAAGTAAAAAAAGGAAGTAAGGCTGCAAAACGCAGAAAGTCTTACTGTGCTAGGTCTTTAGGTCAGTTAAAAAGAAGTTCAGCTAAAACACGAAATGACCCTAATTCTAGAATTAGACAAGCTCGTAGAAGATGGAAATGTTAATATGGCAATTTCAAGAACAAACATAAAAAATCAAATAACAAAAGCACCTTCATCCAAAAAAAAAGTTACAAAAACTAAATCTGGTATAACTGTAACCAGAATTAAAAAGGATAAATAATGGCTACAAGTGGAACAACTACATTTAACTTAGATATAAGCGATATTATGGAAGAGGCTTATGACCTTTGTGGTTTAGAGTTACGTTCAGGATATAGCTATAGAGGAGCAAAAAGAGCTTTAAATTTAGTTTTTTTAGAATGGCAAAACAAAGGATTAAACCTTTGGACTGTAGAACAAGCAAGTGTTTCTTTAACTGCAGGAACAAGCAGTTATACTATAGCTTCAAGTGCATTGGATGTTGTAGATGTATTTATTAGAACTGATGCAGGTGATACAAATAAACAGTTTGACCAAAGATTAAATCGTATTTCTAGAACAGAATATAATCATCAAGCTAATAAACTTACACAATCTAAACCTACCCAATTTTATGTAGATAAAGATAATGACGCTGTAAAAATTGTTGTTTGGTCAACACCTGATGCTGCACAAACATACACGCTTATATATGATTATGTAAAAAGAATAGAAGATGTTGGAACAATTGCTAGCAATAATCCAGATGTTCCTGCTAGGTATTTGCCATGTTTAACTTATGCTCTTGCATATAATTTAGCTTGTAAATCACCTGAAGCACAAAATCGAGTTCCTATGATAAAACAAAGATATGATGAACTTTGGAATGATGTAAGTGAAGCTGATAGAGAAAAAGCTGCAGTTAAATTTGTTCCTGATTTATCAATAAGCGGATACTAATGGCATACGCAAGAGCAAGTAAAGCTTTAGGTCAATGTGATAGATGTGGCTTTTCTTATAAATTAAATACATTGCAATATCAAATAGAAGATGGAAAACGTAATGGTTTGAGAGTTTGTTATGATTGTTTAGATGAAGACCAACCACAATTAAAAATTGGTGAAGTAAATACAAACGACCCACAAAATTTATATAACGCAAGAGTAGATACAGGTAAAACAAATTCTACATCATATGCAGCTTTTGACCCTATTGGTGGTGGTGTTACTGAGTTTGGTTCTTCAACTATGGGTTTAGATATTAAAGGTGAAGTAGGTAAATTAAAAGTGAGTACAGAATGAGTTGGACATTTACAACATTAAAATCAGCTATACAAGATTATACGCAAAATACTG